TTATATTGATAACTTAAGCTTTTCTCAAATTACAGAAGAAGCGACAATGAACGCCTGTAAAGAGCTAATTAAATTAAGAATCCGAAGAGAGATATCTCAAACTGCGGATAAACTAAAAGAATATATAAATAAAAATTCAGAAGACTCAATAGATGATATCATTGGCAAAATAGATCAAATATATAACAAGAAGATTTCAGCGTATTCAGAAAATGATATGCCAGTTAATATTTTTGCAGAAGTAGAAGATCTTATTGAAGAAATTGGTAATTCTCCAAAAGATGATACTGGACTAATTACCCCATATTCTGAATTTAATAGAATGTATGGCGGTTTAAAGAATGGAAATATTTACGCTATTGCAAGTAGACCTGGCCAAGGAAAATCTACATGGTTGAATGATATCTGCTTTAAAACGTCTATCAATCCTAAGAATAAAACTAAAACTCTTATTTTAGATACAGAAATGCAAACTGTAGATATTCAATTAAGAATGGTTGCTTCACTAACTGACGTACCAGTATGGTATCTTGAAACAGGAAATTGGCGTAAGAATGAAGAGATGACTAAAAAAGTTCGAGCAGCTTGGGCAAAAGTTAAAACATATGAGTATTTTCATTATCATGTAGGTAATAAAAATATAGATCAAGTTTGCTCTCTTATTAGAAGATGGTATCTTTCAAAAGTTGGTAGAGGAAATCAAGCTATGATTGCTTATGATTATATTAAATTGACTGGCGAAAAGGTTAGTCAAAATTGGGCAGAGCATCAAGCTATTGGAGAAAAAATTGATAAACTAAAAAGAATATCAGAAGAAATACATTGCCCAATTATTACCGCCATGCAATTAAATAGAACTGGTGAAAATTTTAATAGAAACTCTAATAATGTAGTAGATGATAGCTCTGTTATTTCTTTATCAGATAGACTTCAATGGTTTGCGTCATTCGTAGCTATCTTTAGAAGAAAGACGCTTGATGAAGTAACTCTAGATGGACAAGCTTTTGGAACTCATAAATTAATTCCAACCAAAACAAGATTCCAAGGTAAAGACGCTGCTGGACACCAAGATTTGGTTAGAAGATTAGATTCGAGTGGAAAAGAAACATGGGCGCAAAATTATCTTAATTATCAAGTTACTAATTTCAATATCGAAGAAAGAGGATCTTTAAGAGATGTTGCCGAGAGGCAAAGGGAACAATATGAACTCACCGACCAAAATGCAAATGATGGAGAATTACTATGAACGTTGAATTAATATCAATTACAAAACCAGAGATAAAAGACTTAAAAAAAGCAGAAGATCTTGTAGCTTACTGTGCTAGAGTTAGCAATCCATCCAACCAATTAAATATAGAAACTGCGCCAAAACTATTAAAATTTTTAATTAAACATAAGCATTGGAGTCCATTCGAGCTAGTAGATATGTGTGTTGAAATAAAAACCAGTAGAGCAATTGCAGCGCAAATTTTACGTCATAGATCTTTTTCATTTCAAGAATTTAGTCAAAGATATAGCTTGGCTAATGAATACGAAGATGTAGAATTAAGATTGCAAGGTGATAAAAACAGACAAGTTGGTGAAAAGCTTCTACCAACTAATACAGATGCATATGATAATATATCTAACCTAGTTGCAGAGTCCATATCTTTAGCACAGCATTGTTATGATACAATGATAGAAAATGGAGTAGCTAAAGAAGTAGCTAGAATGATTCTACCACTCACAACACAAACTACAATGTATATGAAAGGCTCTTTAAGAAGTTGGATTCATTATATAGAATTAAGAACAGAGCAGAATACTCAGAAAGAACATCGAGAAGTCGCGGAGAGATGCAAAAGAATCTTTATTAAGGAATTTCCTATTATAAGCGAGGCTTTGGAATGGAACAAATAAGCGTGTATGAAATCCTAACTGAGTTAGGATATCAACTTAAAGATTATGGTAAAGAATTTAGGGCAAAACCTCTATATAGAGATAGTGATAATGATACAGTATTAAGGATTTATAAAGATACTGGTAAATGGTTTGACTTTAAGCAGAATATTAGTGGCGATATTAATTCATTAGTAAGACTTACTCTAAAAATTGATGATCCAGAGAAAGCTCAAGAATGGTTAAAAACTAAAAACTTTAATGTAAATTATAATATCGAATATACAAAACCAGTTTTAAAATCAACGCAAAAATTTGATCTTAATTTATTAGAGAATCTTGAGAATGATAATTCATATTGGAATAAAAGAGGAATTACAGATGAGACTTTAGTTCAATTTAAAGGTGGAGTCGGAAAAGCTGGTAAGATGAAAAATAGATATGTGTTTCCAATATTTGATGCAAGAGCTGATATCATAGGATTCTCTGGTCGAGACGTAACAAATCTATCTAAGATAAAATGGAAACATCTAGGCGAAAAGAATGATTTCCTTTATCCATGCTTTTTAAATTCAAAGTTGATTCAAGACCAAAGAGAAGTAATTCTCGTAGAGAGTATAGGAGATATGCTCAGTCTATGGCAAGCTGGAATTAAAAATGTCCTTGTAACTTTTGGTACAAGTCTCAGTTTATCTATTTTGAATTATTGTCTAAAGATTGATGCAAAGAAAATATATATTAGCTTAAATAATGATTCTAATAAAAATAATGCTGGAAATATTGGAGCCGAAAAGAGTTACGCTAGATTAAAAAGGTATTTTGATGACAAGCAATTAAAAATATCTTTACCAACAAAAAAAGATTTTGGTGAAATGACTAAAGAAGAGATTTTACAATGGAAAGCAAATCTGTAAAAGTATTATCAGCATCTAGAATTAAAACTCTCGAAACTTGTTCTTGGGTTTATTGGAATAACTATCATACTAAAGTTCCTCAGACTCAAAATGATGGCGCTCTTAGAGGTACAATCTGTCATACAGTTTTTGAACTACTTTTAAATCCAAAGCATAAAAATCATTTTAATAAAATAATAAAAAAGAATTCCATTAAAGGAAGTAAAGCAATTACAAGATTAGTCAAGAGATTAAAAGCTAAAGTTGGGCTAGATGAGTCGAATTTTGATATTTTAGATCAAATGATTATGGTTGGTCTAAAACATGACTTCTTTGGTGAGAAAGATGGCGAGATTGTTTCTCCAGAATATGCTTTTGAAATCAAGAATGATACGCCTAAATATCATATTAAAGGATTCATTGACAAGCCCATTAAATCAAAGAATAAAATGGTTATAATTGACTATAAAAGCTCAAAGGCTAAATTTAGAGGAGATGACCTTGAGGCAAATATCCAAGCAATGATGTATAGTCTTGCTAGTAAAAAATTATGGCCTAAATTAAAACCTATAGTAAGATTTCTTTTCCTAAGATTTCCTAAACAGCCTATTCAAGAGCTTGAATTTACAGAAGATCAAATAAAGGGATTTGAATATTATCTAGAACATATTAATGATTATATTAATAAATTTGATGAAAATTCAGCTAAAGCAAATTTCGCTATAGATAATGACAAAAGCAAATGGATGTGTGGAATAGGAAATTGGAGATGCCCATATAGGGATTCCTATGAGTATTATGTTAAATTAAATGAAAAAGGCGAAGTTGTAGAATCTAGTCTAGATGGTAAATTTAAAGATATAAAAGGATTTAAAATAGAGAAAAGAAGATATGAAGGATGTCCTAAGTTTAATAGTCCTAGTAAAGATGAATTTTTAGATAAAAAACAAGATGAATTTTTAGATTGATTGCTAATAAAACTTAGGTTATAATAAATAAAATGATACCATTATTTAAGTCTCATTATTCTTTAGGTAGGTCAATACTTACTCTTGAGGATAAAAGTGAAGCTGATGACTATCCAGACTCAATAATACAAATAGCTAAAGAGAATAAATTAAGTGAGATCTTTTTGGTTGAGGATAATATGTCTTCATTCTTAGAAGCATATACTAATACAAAAAATAATAATATAAAATTAAATTATGGATTAAGAGTATCTGTAACGGAATCAATTAATGATAAAAGCGATGAATCAAGACAAAAGACTTCTAAAATTATTCTATTTTTTAAGAATAAAAAAGGACACGAATCATTAACTAAATTATTTAGTATTGCAGCTAAAAGTGGATTCTATTATGAACCAAGACTTGATTATGAAACATTAAAAAATAATTGGTCAGATAATTTAATTCTTTGTATACCATTTTATGATTCTTTTATATTCAATAATACGCTCAAAAATTATATATGTATTCCGCAATTTAATTTTACGAAACCAATAGCTTTTCTAGAAGATAATGATTTACCATTTGATACGATTGTTAAAAACAAGCTAGAAAAATATATAAAAGAAAATGCACTTGAACTTTTTAAAACTAAGAGCATTTACTATAATAAAAAATCAGATTTTAAAACTTACTTGACATTTCGATGCATTAACAATAGAAGTATTCTTAATAAGCCAGAGATCGAGCATATGTCAAGCAATGAATTCTGTTTTGAAAGCTGGTTATCAAAATGAAGATTACTCTTACAGACGCAGAATGTTTGATGCTAAAAACTCTAGGAGGCATGAGAAGTCTAGTGGCTAGATCTGCTGGTGTTAAAGACGCAAAAATGGGAGATCAAAATGGGTTAGAAGCAGATATAGATGGGTTAATGGGCGAGTATGCTTTTTGTAAATGGAAAAATATTTTCCCAGACTTGATTCCTGCCCCAAGAAGCGGAAGCTGTGATTGTATCTTAAAAAATCAAAGAATTGATATAAAAACTACCAGATATAAAACTGGCAGACTTCTAGCTACATTAAAGAATAATCAAGATATTGATATTTATGTTCTAGCGATCTTAGAAGAGAATACTGTTGATTTTGTAGGATGGGCTAAGAAGGAAGATCTATGTCAAGAAAAGAATGTAAAAAATCTAGGTCATGGTAATGGCTATTGCTTAGACCAGAATGAATTGAGGAGTTTTAATTAAAATGGACGAGCATCTCTTAAGATATAACAAAACTAAGAATTTAGTATTTATAGATTGTGAAACATTTAATCTCTGCTTAAATTTTTGTCATAATCTTCCTTGGCAGATAGCTATGATTAAAGTACAGGGTGATAAAAAGGTTGATGAAAAAAACTTTTATCTTAAATGGCAGACTGAATTAAAAATAAGTCAAGATGCAGCCAGAATTACTAGATATGATCATAAGAAAGTGCAAAAAGAAGGTCATGACCCAAAAGAAATTTTTCCTACGATTAAAGACTGGCTAGATCATGCAGATTATATAATTGGACATAATACTTTAGGATTTGATATTTATCTTATAAAAGAATATTATAAATATATGGGATGTAATTGGAAACATTTAGTAAATAAATTTATTGACACGAATACTATTGCTCGCGGTATTAAATATGGTATACCATATAATCCAAAAGAAAGTCTAATAGAATATCAATATAAAATATATCATACAAGAAAGAAAAATGTTAAAAGTTCATTGACGACTTTAGGTAAAGAAAATGGTATAGATCATGATTATGATAAACTTCATGACGCTATAAATGATCTTGACTTAAACTTAAAAGTATGGAATAAATTGAAATGGCAAGTAGAGGTGTAATATGGCATCATTAGATGATATTTATGATATGGTTCAGAAATTAGATAATTCTAATATAGAATATCTTTTAATTACAATTCAAAAAGGCAAAAAGAATGGTAAAGCAGATGTTTTTTATTCTTTAAAAGATAGAAATTCAATGAAGATATTAACTCATGGATTGAATCAATTTACAAAAGAAATAGATAGGCTAGAGGATGAAGGAAAATTTGAATAATATTTTAAACGATAAAGACTTCTCATCTAAATTTGATAATTTAGATTTAGGATTGCATGGCGTTAGACTTCCAGAGTTTAGCATTGAGTCCTCAACAAAAAGACACCTCAATCTTAGTGAAGATGTTTCGAATTATGATTTTCTTAGAGCTTTAGCTTTGAATGGGTTTAAAGATCTAAAAATAGATAAAAATCTACCAGAATATAAAAAATATGTAGATCGTGCTAAATATGAGCTTGAAACACTAAAAGAGCTTGGATTTATTGATTATATTTTACTTGTATGGGATGTTATTAACTTTTGCAAGATGCATAATATTCCAGTTGGTCTTGGTAGAGGTTCAGCCGCTGGATCTCTAATTCTGTACCTTGTAGGAGTCACAAGGATCGATCCAGTTAAATATAACCTTTATTTCGAAAGATTTATATCCAAGATTCGAGCTAAAAAGCAGGTTGTTGATGGAATAACCTATCTAGATGGTAGTTTAATGTGTGACGTAGATCTTGATATTTGTTATTATAATCGTCATAAAGTATTAGAATATCTAGAGACTAAATTTAAAGGCAAAACTAGCAAGATTTTAACGCTTAATACTCTTAGCGGTAAACTGCTAATAAAAGAATGTGGTAAGATTATTGGTGAAAAGACAGAGGAAGAAATGACTACAATATCGTCTTTAATTCCAAAAATATTTGGTCAAGTAAAAGATATTACAACTGCATATGACGAAGTATCTAAATTTAAAGAATGGTGCGATGAAAATAAAGAGATATATCAAATTGCTCTAAAGCTAAGAGATTTAATTAAAAATAAGGGTGTTCATCCATCTGGAGTTTTGTTATCTTATGATGATCTAGAAAAAGTATGCCCAACAGAATTTTCTTCTGATAAAGAACCAGTCTCAAGTTTTGATATGAATTGGGTAAGCCTATTTAATATTAAATTGGATATCTTAGGCTTAAGAAGCGTTTCTGTTGTAGATGATGTCTGTAAAAATATTGGAATAAAAGTTCAAGATATTGATCTGAATGATGTATCAATTTATCAAAACCTTCAAGATCTAAAATCTCCACATGGACTATTTCAGATTGAAGCAGATACGAACTTTAAAGTCTGTCAAAAAGTAAAGCCTAAAAATCTCGAAGAACTTAGCGGAGTTTTAGCTCTAGCAAGACCAGGCGCATTACAATTTGTTGATAAGCT